GACGGCTGCTAATCCTGAGATTCTAGCTGTGATTGGTTCTCCTGAAAATCTACCCCAGATTCGTCAGGCTATTGGGCTTATAGATTTCTTTGTTCCTGGTGAAGATGATAGGAATCATCAGTATGATGAGATTAAACTATTGGTTGATTCGGAACCAATGCCAAATCCTATGGACCCAATGAATCCAGAATTACCGTCAGTAGATATTGACCCAATGATGGAGAATCATGCAATAGAGTTTGAAATTTGTCGTAAATGGGCTATTAGTCCTGCTGGTCAGCAAACCAAACAGGATAATTCTGCTGGATATAAGAATGTTCTTTTACATGCTAAACTACATTTTGAACAAATACAGATGAAGATGATGCAAGGTCCACCGGCTGAAGGGGAGAATGGTGCTGCTCCACCTGAAAAGCCCAATATTGCAGAATTACAAGAAGCACCCATTATGGGAGAAGTAAATGTCAACGCCAGTCAATAATCCAGTTGTTATACCGGAAACAGGTCCATCCACTGATGACCATGAAGATGTAATTGAATTCTTGGGTGGGGATGATGATATCGAAACTATTGAATTGGAAGATAAGCCTAAATCTCCTAAACCTAAAGAAACAGGTCATGAAGATGCTGCGGGTGATAAGGGAGAAGAAGGCGAAGATGGTGAAGGTAAAATAGATGATGACCTTCTTGAAATTGAACAGGAATTAGAAGGTCCAACAGAAGAACAGTTAGAACTTGTAACTCCTGTTCGGCGTAAAGAGATTCTGGCTAAGTATCCTAATCTATTTAAGGAATTTCCCTATTTAGAAAAGGCTTATTACAGAGAGCAGCAGTTTACAGAACTTCTACCCACGATTGATGATGCTAAACAGGCAGTCGAGGCTAAACATACTCTTGATAGGATGGAAGCCGATGTAATGGGTGGAAATACTGAGTTAATCCTAAAGGCTGTTAGGGAACAGAATCCTAGAGGATTTGCGAAGATTGTTGACCAGTATCTTCCAACTCTTGCGCGTGTAGATGAAAAAGCGTATTTTCATGTTCTTGGGAATGTTACTAAACATACTATCGTCGCTATGGTGCGCGAGGCTAGAAATTCAGGAAATGAAGCGCTACAGTCAGCAGCACAACTTTTGAATCAGTTTGTGTTTGGAACTAGTGACTTCAAACCTCCTACTAATCTCTCTAGACCGGAACCAGAAGCAGATAGTAAAGATAATGAACTTCAGCAGAGAGAACAGAATTTTGTTAGGCAGCAGTTTGATTCTGCTAGAGATGATTTAAATACTCGTATTAATAATACTCTTAAGAATACTATTGATGCGAATATTGACCCTAAGAAATCTATGACTGATTATGTTCGGAAAAATGCAAGCCGCGAGGCTATTGAAATGCTAGAATCGGTGTTGAGTAAAGACACACGATTCACCGCATTGAAAGATAAACTCTGGGAATCCGCTTTCAATGAGAATTTTAGCAGAGTTTCAGTAGAACGTATTAAATCCGCTTACCTATCCCGAGCTAAAACACTGTTGCCTACAGTGATTAAAAAGGCCAGAATTGATGCTCTAAAGGGATTGGGAAGGCGTAATGATGACGATGAGGCTCAAAATAAGAGTCCAGTTTCAATAGGACGGCCACGTTCTCAGGAAAGTAATAAAGGTGGCAAGATTTCTAAAGCAGAGGACATTCCAAAGGGGATGCGAACTATTGATTTTCTGAACGCAGATTAATGTAGGAGAAAACCGTGGCTGTTGTTGAATCACAGGTAGCTGGTCTTGAACTTGAGCGTGTAATTCCAAAGATTCGCGTTCTGTTTGAGCGAGATGATAAATTCTACGCCAACATTAAGAAACGTGACGTAGAAAAAATCTCTAACAGGCAGATGCGTGTTCCATTGGAACTACGCCCAGGTGGAAGCTTTCAGTATTTTAATGCTGATGGTGGAGACTTGGGACGGGGTGGTGGGCCAACTTTCGATAAGGCCGTGCTTACTGCTGTATTCGTTAGTGAGAATATCGAATACACTAAGTTGACGGAATGGTCTACCGATGATGAGCGTAAGGCTGTCACTAATGGAGTTCGGCGTCTAACCGCAACGGCGCTAGACGAACTTCGTAGACAGCTTGACGCTCAGATGATGCAGTCTGGTGATGGTGTTATCGGTGTTCTTAGTGTCGTTGCTACTGCTGGTGGCGTTGACACTTATACACTTGGAACTGATGGCTTTGGCGCACGTTTGGTGCGTTATGGACAGACTGTTCAGGTGTTTGATACTACTCTCGCCGTTCTGCGTGGTAGTGGTGTTATTACCAAGTGGGATGTTGAGAATAAGATTATTGAAGTAACCCCAGCTATTGTTGGTGCTATTGCCACCGATAAGCTGGTCACTAATGGTATTGCTACTCCTACTGCGCTTCCTGCGTTGTATGGTGTGCCATATCATCATTCTAATGCTTCAACAGGTACATGGTTGGGATTCAGTCGTAGTGCTACGCCTGAAATTCGTGCTAACCGTGTTAATGGTCTAAATGCTGCACTAACACTTCCATTGCCACGTCTTGCGATGAATAAGATTGGTAATCGTGTTGGTATTGATAATAGCTTCAAGCCAAAGGCATGGATGCACCCATGTCAGAAGCAGGCTTATGAAGAAATTGGACAGTTGGTTTCTATTATTCAGAAGGTTGCTAAGGAAGAATCTCTGAATATGTATTTTGGTGATGGTATGCAGATGGCTGGTGCATCCATCAAGGATTCATTTAACTGGGATAAGACTAGAATTGACTTTATCGTTGATGAAGTGTGGGGTCGTGGTGAGATTCTTCCCATTGGTTTCTATACAACTGATGGTCGTCGAATCTTTGAAATCCGTGGTCCTTCGGGTGGTGTTGCTACTGCTGATATCTTCTATATGGTTGTGGGTATGCAGACGTTTGTTTCTAATCCTGCTGCCTGTGCCTATATTGATGCGTTGGCAGTTCCAACGGGTTACTAACTGGTAATTAAGGAAAAAGGAGAAAAACAATGTCCACCCTTAATCACCAGGATTTCTCGGTGATTCATAGTCCTTCGCAACCTAAACCTCAGACTCAGGTTTGTGCTGCTACTGTTACACCTAATGGTAGGTTTACTTTCCTGAGTGGACAGGTTCAGCTTGCTAATATCGTTCCTCCTACTCCTGGTGCGTATTGTGAAGTAATCCTTTGCTTCACTCATGCTGCACCTGGAGCTATGCTTACCAATGGGGCTGCATATCCCATTATGGTAGCATACCAGCCTGTTCAGTATAGGCCAATTCTGATGTGCTACGACCCGGTTTCTAATTATTGGTGGCCGGCAGCCGTAGTGTAACAAGTTAGTGGGATGCGCATACTATAAACGCATATTAACATTCTCTGGCGTAACAACGCTGGTCTTGAGACTGGAGAAAAGTAATGTCTACACCGGGTTTCTGGAAGCGAAATTGGGAAGATAACCGTGTAGTTATCACGGATTCCCATGCAGTAGTTAATCGTATTTGGTATCTATTTCCGCAGGGTGGGGGTCCGCGAGGAGCTTTCGCTACCTTTGAGACTCTTAAACCTCATCTTCGTAGTAGAGATGTAATTTATCTCTCTGGAGTTTTGGAAGAAGCTGGCGCTGTCACTCCTGAGAATATTTTTGATGTAACTATTATTGGTGCAGCGAATCGTCCCCGTCAGGCTACTAGTAGCGGCACTCCTACAGGTGGTGGCGCATATTGGAAGACTGATGGTAGGACGTTGGCTTCATTGTTGGAAATTCGGAGCGCGGGATGGATGTTGCAGAATATCTGTTTCAATCCTGCTGGCACCTATTCATGCGTTAAACTAACTCGTTCTGCTACTGTTGATTTGACTGATGCCAGTCACGCAATTATTGATAACTGCTACTTTGTTGGTGGCGGTCAGGGTCAGATTGGAATTGAGAATAGCGGTGGAGCAGGTTTCTGCCGTGTTTCAAATTCTCGATTCCTTCTGCTTGACGCTGCTATTAAATGCACTTCTACTGCTGCTGCTATTCCTCTCCTATGGGAAATTGTGGAAAACAGCTTCTCACGGAATACTAATGATATTGCTTCGTCCCTGTCATATGCACAGATTCTTAGGAATCGGTTTATGACGGCAGGTGCGGGCGCTGTTAATAAGGTTATTTCCACTACCTACAACGCTGTGCAGGGTGGAAATAATCAGGTGCTTTTGAATCACTTTAATAATCCTGAGGCTGAGATTGCACCGGCAACTGGCTATACTGGTGCTGCGAGTGATTTCTGGTCTAACTATGTAACTGACCAGGCTGCACTTGCTATCGGTCAGCCTGCGTAATATCTTCTGTCCTTGGTCTGCATAGTGGAGGGGGGAAGGGTATTAGTCATACTCCGACTAGTATCCTTCCCCAGAGGTTATGGAATTAGCTGAACCTATTGAATCTATCAATCAACAGTTGATAGACCTGTTTGGTCTAGATACTTCATCTGGCCAACCTATGTTTAGAATAGTATGGTCTGAGGACCAGTTTGAAAAAAGATTAACTGATAGGAGTGATAAAGGATTAGTTCTTCCTACTTCTGTAATTAAATTGCTTCCAAAATATAAGCAATGGATTAAGGAAAGATTTGTTCTTGAACGACTTATAATTGTTCCAGAAGTTAATATTCAAGAGCTTGCTGGTATTAAATTATCTTATGAACCTTTGTGGGTATTTCAAGGTAGAAATGATGAGTATGTTCCTCCTACTCTTTGGGGTAGTAAATTTGTTATTGACACTTTGTATGCCGCTATGGGCAAACAGAGTTTAGTAAGATATGTTGATGAAGAAGCAAAACATCCTATTGAGACTCGTGAAAAGCGTATTGAACAGCTTACGGAGGAGTTATTTGGTGATGAGTCGAATATTCTCGGACGAACTGTGACAGGTGAGGCTATTGTGGTGCCTCAATCGTATGAAACCACACAGAAAGGAAGTTAATTATGTCAGTAGTTGGCGAATTTCCAGGTCATAGTGCATTTCGTAGGCGCACAATTAGGGGTCCAGTAAATCCGATGGATAAGACTACCATTGTAAGTATTTATCCTTCGGAAATTAACGAGACTAAACCTACGATTTCACCCGGACAGTTTCATATCCCGGCAGGTAGTTATGATAACCCATCTGTTGTAGTAGTTGGTCCGTCATCGTGGTGGAGAGAAATAGACCTAGACCAACCTCTACTTGAGATTCCTGTTTCAAGTGTTAAAGTAGCTGATTCTGTTATTAAAGACTATTGTAATGGTATTCTTGGTTGTAATATGGCAGATGCTATGCCAGGACTATTTTATGTTCCAGGAGCATTTACTCTCGTTGATATTAAAAAGTCCTACAAACATGAGTTGGATTCTGCTTTAGTTAGACAGCGTAACTGGTATTCAGCTCTAATTAAGCTGGCTGATGCTATGTGGGCACGTTCTAATGGTAATCCTCTTGCAATCAATGATGGAATGAGATTGGCTGCAAAAGAAATGAATCTTACTAAGGATTGGATGAAAGACTTTAAGATGGTTGATACTGTTCGCTGTAAGGCTTGTGGCGGATTGCTCAATCCTATGTTCCCGGTTTGCCCAACTTGTAAGGCCATTAATGACCCTGCAAAAGCAAAGGAGTTGGGTTTGACATTTGCCCAGTAAATTATGATTTGGTTACTTACAACCGGAATCGTATTAGTATTTATCTATGAGATATGGTCTGCGGCAAACCATACTGTAGGTGATACTATCAGTGAAATAGTGTGGAAAATTTCAAAGAGACCAATCGTTCCATTTGCATTTGGTGTGCTAATGGGTCATTTCTTTTGGTAAAATTCTGGTGAGAACATGGCAACCGTAGACCTTGCTGCATCAACAGTTTTAGCTAAAGCAGCTTCTCTGCTAAATGATACGGCTAGAACTGTCTATACTTATGCAGCAGTTTTGCCTTATCTTCAAATTGCTATGCAAGAATTACAGGAGCATTTTGAACTAAATAGTATTTCTGTCTCTCAACTTACTTCTGCTGTTATTCCTGTTAATGCGGGGGTAATTCAACTTGACTATAATGTTGTTCCAGGTTTACCAGATGATATGATTGAGCCTCAACAGTTGTGGGAACGTGAACGTGGGGTTGACCCATTTGTTCCTATGTCGAAGCGAGATTATATACCTCATAATCTAGAAGGAACTCCAACAGGTAGATTTAGTTTCTATGTGTGGGAAAGTCAGGCAATTAAGTTTCTTAATTGTAATCGAGATAATGATATTAAGATTGACTATATTAAAGAATTGTTTACTCCACTAGTTGATGAAACATCTCTAATTAATGTAATTAATGCTTCTACTTTTCTTGAATATCGCACGGCTGCTTTGTGTGCTGAATTTATTGAAAGGAATCAGGCTAGTGCTAATAGTCTGAATGTATATGCTGTAATAGCAATGGATAGAGCTACTGGTATTGGTGTTAAAGGTAAACAGACAATTCTTACTCGTCGGCGTCCATTTAGAGCAGCCTTTAAGAAGCGTGGATTCATGACATGAGTAGAGAGCATGAACCTATACGATTCGATACATTTAATGGTTTATACAATCGGGGGACGATTGTTGATACGCCAATGGACCATTTTTCCCAGTGTAATAACCTAAAGTTCATTGGCGATAATAGCTTTGGTTCACGGGATGGAATTGGTATACATTTGGATTTGGCGGCTCCTGTAAAAAATATAAAAAGAATCTATAACTATCCTACAGCCGATAAGCAGACTTTACTTGTTCTTGTAGATGGTGGAGAAATTTATCATGTCGTAGATGCTCTTACTGTTTATGGGCCTATTCTTACTATTGCTGCAATGACTGATTTTGGATTTGTTC